CGAGACCCTTATCGTTAAGGTTTCCTTGAAGCTTGATAAATACTTCTTCTGCACGACCGTATACTTGAAGAAATGGTACAGACTGTATAAACTCAAATGGATCCACCTCAGTTTCTAGAGATGTTATACCAATAACGAGATCTACGGCCAATTGGCCTAAGGGCTCGTGATTGTTTATATCAGTCACTCTGTCCCGAGATTCCATAAAAAGTTTGTGGACGGTTTTTACCGCTATCCATCTGGCGAATGCCTTTTGAATAACAGGTCTAACCTGCCACTCACTTTTTGTCCATTTGGCTACGTAATCATAAATTACATTACCTAGATCCAAACGACCATGGAAATACGCTAAGAGTGATGTTGCTAACTTAAGTTTAGGTTGAAAGCTATTGAATTTCTTCTTTGGCCAACGACTTATCTTAAGAAAGTAACTCTCTAAGAACTGATCGATATTAACGTCCCAATGTTTATTCCAAAGCTCCTGTAGGATAATTCCTACTGATTCGATTGGAGAATTTCTCCTTTCGAACAGGGCTGCTAAGGGAAACGGAGATACGTTTTTACCGTGGAGTATAATTTGCTTAGCAAATTCATAACCATGATGGCTCGTATGAGTCTTCTCAGGTGAAAACGGAATGTCCCACTCAAGAAGTATCTCCTTATACGCTTCGGCAACTGCATCGTTAGAAATAACAATGTCATCACCGAGTAACATATAAGGACAGGTCTCCCATTTTACCTTAACCTTTTTACAGGCTAGGTATACCACAAAGTGGTGACAGACCGCGAATGTTGACCACGATGAGTACATCCCCATTGGGTTACCAGTACCATATTTTAACTTGACGTTTGTCTTGTTAGTATGATCATAATAATCAAATGGATGATATACCATTGCGTGTTTCCAACAATTCGCATACTTCTTACCAAATAGAATTTTTAGCAAAATAAATTCAACTCTGATTGGAAATCGATCTGTAGCACTTGATAAATCTATGCTATGGAATGATGACCCCTCAGTTTTGATTAATTTCCCTAAAAGTTTTGATTGGTCGTGAGTACAATCCTGTGGAATCCTACGAAGCATCTTGAAGAGGTACTTATGCAGTGGCCTTAAGGCTACTTGCGTAAAGTAATCTCCAATAGCTACTTCTCTTGTTTTTCCTTCTTTATCATTTATTACTGATATTTTCCTAATAGACCCTGAACCCTTGCGGGTTAAACGGCTATTAAAAAAGTTAGGTAATAACTTGTATAGAAGAGAAAACTTGTGCATATTGGCTTCTAACTTAGCTCCGCCGAGATAATAAATACTCAAGGCTAGGTCTAAAGGAATATTAATGTTATCTAAAACCGAAGTCCAAAGGGCATGCCCTGAAGGTCCAGATTTAGATGTCATATGATA